GGGTTGCCCTGGTGGAGTTTACGAGTAAACTTTACTGCGCGACCCAGTCCTCGCCGAAAAGGGTTTTCAGGCCGTGGACTTCGATGTCTGCGTGCAATGTGAACTCGATGAATTGCTCGTCAGTAGGAAGAAAGTCATAAAGATCTTTATTCCTGCTGCCATGTAATTCGAGGCACCCGTGGTTGTTAAGGATCGTCGCACAGTCATTGAGACTTTTGCGGTGTTCCTCTACAATCGTGGGATAATTTGAACTTCCTGCAAAGAATCGCCTCCTAGAAGGTGCTTCAAGCAGAGAGGTTTCCGCGATGCCAGCGCGGATTTTGTTTTGTACTTCTTTTAGCCACATTACTTCGCCTTTCTTATACCTTTCTGCTCTCCTTGCGGATGAGCCGAAAGCACGAGGAAGCTTAGGTGTGACAAAAGATACGACCTCTTGTATGGGTTCAGTGTTGCATTCACGTACTGTGAATGCCTCGGTGAACTTAGACATGAGGCGGAGAGCTAAGAAAGGATCCTTGACCCTTTTGATGTTCTCCCACATTCTCTGATCTGCTTCCGTCATTTGACCCTGAGCTACACCTAGGCCTATTGGTTTTGGTGTAGTTAGTGGCAATGGTAGGTACAGATGTGGGAATCTGAATTTAATGTCCCCTATTAGCGCATTCTCTATCTTAGGATTCGCAGCTTTGATGCTGTTTATTCCGGGGATAGCGGTTTGCCAGGAAGGGGGGCCTTTTCTTTCGGGATGGCGGACGACAGTTTTCACTTTAGGCATAAGGAGGATCTCACGATCCTCAAATGCTATTTCAGTGAAGATTCCTCTCGGGTATTCACCTACGACATCTTTTGTCTTAGACCAAACACCCCCGAGGTCACTTACCGTGTCTCGATATGTGTAGATGTACACGTAATTTCCTAGGCGGAGGGAGTCGTCTCCACAAAGGAGACTTCTCCCTTTCCCTCCGGATCTTACGTATGCTCTTTCATCGCAGAATATGTTAAAGCCATAAAGTAGGGCAATGCTTATAGATGTTCCCATCTGTAGGCCTACCCTGCTTAAGTACCCTTGCCATGGGTGTCTGAGGAATTCGGAGGCTTCCGCAAGGAAGTCCCTTTCCACATACCCCTCGGCATGATGGTCTTTTAATGGCAAACCCAACCCCTGCCGCTTTCTTTCACCTATCTTCGGACAGATGACTCGGGCAGTAGGGTGTTGGGCCATATAATCTTCTAAATATTTTTGGTAAAACGGTTTGGACGTTTTGTTGCGGTCAGGCTTGATGTAGTTATTGAACATAATTACGCCATTCCTACGCCGCGCCTGAATTTCGCCTCCATCCTTGATCGGACTAAAGGTTAATTTTAACTCTTTAATCTGGTCCTGGAATCGGCGTATTGCCAATTCGTTACTGCTTACCTTCGGATCACAAATTAGGAAAGGACCTGTTGCCATAAGCAATATATCCTTCTCTAATTCGTTTATTGCACCGACATCAAACATTCCCTTTATGGTTTCTTCCATAAAGAAGAATGGGAATTTATCGGTCGAAGTAGTTAGGTCACCTGAGTGAATCAGATGGGAATCATCAAACCTTTCTAAGAAAGCTTTGATATTCCTCCTCTTTTCTACACCCTTAAGTCGGAATGCGCATCTTCGATCCTTTCTTAGGATCGTGAACATTGCCGCTCTTATGGGTTCTAGCAAGTGGTTTAACAATGAAGTAGTTAAACATGGCACTCTTACCTTGTTTCCTAGTTCGGGTATTCCGGATAGGGCGATAGGTAGATGGCGCGATGGGTAACGACAATTCTCCCTTTTGCAGTGAGGAACATGTTCCAGATACGGCATGAGCACATCAAGTGCGACTGCACGCGTAAAGGTCTGGAAATATTCTTTTCGCACTATTAGGTCGTCTAGGGTCTGCAAGACCCTAATCTCCTGATGGTGCTTCTTCCATATTGCAATATTTGGTGGGAGCTTTTCCTGAGGCTGCGAGTTACAGAATTGGTAGAGGTCGCGGAGATAGGATGTAAATCCCCCATCTTCGCGTCCCCTCTCGATTGTGGCGCTCGAATTAATAGTCCCGTTTGGAGAACGTGGTGGGAGGTCCTTCCAATAGGATTTACTCCATTCTCTGATTTCCGAACGGTACATTGCCTCGTCACCCTTGTGGGTGGGTCTTAAGAAGGATAGATAGGTCTCCTCAATAGTCTCAGTGACCATATTGGCACTGGGTTCAGGGAGGCCGCGTCCGACGAATCCCATCATCGCTAAGTTGTAGCTTGGTATGGAGTATACTCCGTTCCTTGCTTCGAATCTAGTCGGTGGTGAGTCCGTTGGATCTTCCAAATAAGACAGGAATCTCATTATTTTTTCCGTGAGTGG